TCTTTCCCGATCTTTCAGAATTTGCGCTATCTTTTCCTATTGCCTTTGCTGACCTTTCGTCGGACGATGTATCTTTTCCCGTGACTTTTGCTGATCTTTCATCGTTGGCGGTAGCTACTCCGGTTGTTTTTGCTGAACGCGTATCGCTTGCTACTTCTTGTCCTGTGACCTTTGCGTAACGTTCATCGTTTACGCCGGGCGTTCCACCCGTGACTACAGCGTAACGTTCATCGCCTACAACTCCCCCGAATACCCACCCGCTATTACTAAGATTGTCGTAAGAATGGGCGCCCGCGCGCCAATCTGCCCCGCCCTCTGCGATAGAATTATCTATGTTTAAGTAGTCACAACTGACTACTCCCGAAGCCTTTGAAAGAGTATGTTGTCCGGTAGAAGGAATACTGGCAAGGTATATTAAGTCTTCAAAAACGCCACTACCGATAAATTCTGTAAAGGTTGTCGTTGTCCCACCCTCAAAAGCAAATGCCTGTATTGCCGCGAATTCAAACTCATTAAAGGTATTTGATCCTCTTAATCTATAGGAACCGTCTGTCGTCGGTAGTAAAATGTTGTTATAAGTTTTCCCGCCACCTATAAATTCCGTATCTTGATCGCCAATTCCTGTAAGTTTAATCGTGGAAGTTTCTGGGGTAAACACTACAACTTCTCCGTTATTTTCGCTAACTTCCCAAACTACATTCCCTTCTTGCGTTGTTTCCCAAGTCCCCGAACCCATAATAACCGTAGGTGTGTAACCCGTATCTGCATAGAAGTAGAATTTGCCGGCGCTTACATCAAAATCGTTAGCGTCAAAAGTGCCATTGTAAAAACCTACTCCGTTACCGTCTGGGCTAGTTTCCAAGTCTGATAAAAGCGTCCATTCTCCACCAATTCCATAGAAACTAATTGATCCCGTAATAATCGATCCGTTCGTGTCGACTGTTTCGCCGGCGTCGACAGAATACATAATGTAATCTACCGCGTCTGAAGTAAGCCCTGCTTCTAGAGTTAATGAACCATAGACATTGATAGCTTGATAACTCCCGTAGTTAATTGAGTATTCGTGACCGCTTTGCGAAATAAAATCGTGACAAGAAGGCTCGGAATTCAAAGTTATTGTTCCCCCGCTTCCGAATCCTGAATTTTCATCGATTGTTACATTTCCGGCGGAAGTAGGCACGGGCGCGCCCCCGTCCCCGCCTGATTCGCCCGACCAATGCGCCGTATCGTCCCAATTACCAGTACCACCGATCCAAAATCTATCGGGGCTAGGCCACGTCCACCCCGTATTGCCCCCGCCGTCATAACAATTAAATCCTAGATTCCACGTCGCCCCGCCCGTTACGTTTGCGTTGTAAATATCAAGATAATCGGAATTAGTTGTTCCCGTAGACATTGAAAGGGTAAATTGCGGATCGGGCGCTACTCCGTCTATATTTATTTCGAATCCTGATCCGTTTCCGCCGGTAGGAAATATGTTACTTCCGATAGAATAGCCTGATCCCATAGAATCCGTGCCATAATCAACTACCCCGCCGTTTTCATCTACTTCGTAAACTTGAATAGTGGCGTCACCATTTCCGCCCGGAACAGTAAGAATATCGTCAACCTGATAACCAGTCCCCAAACTCACGCGGGAAGTGTCGGTTATTGAACCCTCTGCATATTCAGAAGAACTTTGTATTTCTAGCTGATCGCTTGAAGTGCCGTTAACATCCCAAGAAGTAACTGTATTCGTTGACCCCGCGTCGAATTGGATAGTAAAAGGTGGCGTATCCGCTTTTATTTCATTAAAGGTATTTGAACCTTTAAGGCAAAACATACAGTTCGTAGTTTCTATCCAAAGATTGTAGTAGGTATGATTGGCCCCTACAAAATTAACCCAATCGTAGCCGGTATGGGTGAATTTTATAGTTGAAGTTTCGCAATAAAGCGTTACCGCTACTTCGTCCTGTTCGTCTAAAAGCCACGGCCCGTCACTATAACCTTGATCGCTAGTAATTTCCCAAGTTCCGGAACCCATATAAACAGTCGGCGATCCGCTAGAACTTGACCTAATTTCAACTTGTGTAGCCGTTATATCGAAATCGTTAGCGTCGAAAGTTTGATTGTTGTCCGAAATATAAAATTGTCCGCAAGTTAAATCGTCTTGTAGGGTATAAGTTCCTGTACCTTCAACACTAAATCCATCAATAGTCACCCCCGCCGTCGTGATTGTTTCCGTGCCTGATCCTGCAAAAGTAAAGCTAATGTTAGCTAACGTTACTCCGGCTTCTAGGGTTAATGAACCATAAATATAGTTTCCATATCCGGACTGATTATCGATAGTGAAGCTGTGTCCCGATTGACATATAAGATCGTGGACGTTAATTCCCGTAGACCCCGAATCTATTGTTATTGTTCCGCCACTACCAAACCCCGAAAGGGAATCGATAATTGCGTTGTCTGTATCAGTCGGAACAGAAGCCCCACCGCTTCCACCCGAAGAAGTAGACCAATTATCCGTATCACTCCAGTCGCCTGTACCGCCGATCCAAAATCTATTAGCCATATCTACTTACTTATTATAACCTCTCCCTTCTTACAATTCCTACATTTGACTATGATTTTCCCTTTGAATTTGATTTTTGCGTTATTCAAAAAAGGCGGTGGGATTACTCGCTTGTGACACCGGGGACAAAAAAGAATCTGTATCATTTTTTTATGGCTAATACCCAACAATTTTTGGTATTATTTTCGTCTACCCATAATTGAAGTTTATAGTCTGCGTAGATTGCTTCAACTACCGCGAACCAATCCGAAGGATTAGTCCCGACAATCTCATTGTCAACGACCTTGTGTTCGCGCGCTAAGTAGTGACAATAATTATAATCTATGGGCTTTTCTGCTAAGGAAAACGGCCTGAATTTAGGATCACGGCCCGAAGAAGGAAGATTGAAAGTTTGACCGTCGCTTGTGTAAAGAGATAGGGAAGTGATTAGAAGTTTCTTTTCTGCGGTGTAATTGATTAAGCGTTGCCACGGAGATAGTTCGCCGGGAATGGTTATAAATTTCCCTTTTTCCTCGAAAAAAGTTTCCCCGTTTGATAAGGAAACTTGAAATAAGACCTTGTGTTTATTCTTCAAGTCCATAATGGCCTTTCAAAACAATAATTAAGTCCCTTTCGGGCCTTACCAATAAATCAATTAGTACGTTACTTTTTCGCTTTAGCTTTCGCCTTCGCTAAGGCTTCCGCTTTTTCGGTTGCTAATGCGCCTTTGGCCTCAATGGCCTTTTGGGCGCTTTCGCTGACTGCGGCTTCCGCGCCTTCTTCAAGCGGGATAGTCGCGGTTTCTACACCGACTAACACGGCAACCTCTTTAGTACCGTTTGGAATTCTAATTATGTGATCGGGTTTGACGATCCCGTGAATTCCCCCGATCCTGACGCGGACTTTACCGAATTTTTCTTCCGGCTTTTCAATTCCGGCGGCTGTTAAAATTTCTAGTGCTGTGTATTTTGTATTTGCGATCATATACTTATATTACTATATTTTATGAATAAGTCAATTCATCTCTAAGGACAAAAGATGTTTTTTCTCCGACTGAATCCGGGCTAACGCTGATAAGAAAGAAGAAGTCGTGCGATGTTGCGGCTGTGTCGTCCTCAACTGTTACCGGTGAAGCCTGACCTTCTGCGGCCGTCCAATTTGCGTCGCCCTGTTCTGCGGCTACGAATGTAACGCCTGTAGGCGGATCGGTAACTGTAGAACCGTCATAAGCATAAAGAATATGCTCGGTGACTGTGACTGACGCGGCGTCTGCAAAGTTAATTTTAAGCGGACAATTAGCTGTAGTAACTGCGTCAAGATCAACCGTTCCCGCGCCTATATCAACTTGTGAATCCCCGCCTGTCCCGCCTGTTTGTGAAATGAATTTAGAGTTCTTAGGAGTATTCCCGGAAGAATCGTCCGCCCCTATTGAACTTTCAACGTGTGTAGAAGCATTATAAGCGCCGACTGTGATAGCTGAATCGAAGGTTCCGCCGGCGAACTGAATAATATCGGTCGCCTCGATCTCTGTAGGTGTTGATCCTTGTAAGTACCAAGTGTATGTTGCCATAATTCTTTACCTAATTTATTCTAACAGTTATTTTTTTATTTTGTCAAGTACCTTTTATAAATCAAACGTGAAAGCCTTTCCGATTAACGGTTCAATCTCTTTTAACTGATCCTTAGACAATAAATCTTTTGCAATATCCGCTTTGATCCGGGATTTTAAGTCTGTTTCCTTAATGGTTTGGGTAGTGTAGTAGGAATAACTTTTCGACCATATCGTATTACCGGTCTTAAATTCGACTTCAATTACTGATTGCCCGTCTTCTTCAATCCGGGCTTTTGTGATTTTAGCTGTTATCTGTTTTTTTGTCTTCTCCATATTCAATAGTAAAATTCTTCGCTTTCAGTTCTTCGATCGGCGCGATTGCCTTTCGAATCCTTACTTCTTCTATTATATCTTTTCTGACGTTTTCCTTAAAGGACTTTACATCGATAGGCCCATTCTCCGGAACAATCCTATATGCCTTGTGAAAAGTAAATCCTTCGGCCACTATTTCCACGCCAACAATATAGACCTTGTTTTCGTACTTAATGTCGCTGATATTGACTTTAGCTGATTGTTTCATTTTTAAGTAAAGCTACCCCTAACTTTAGGTCAATCTGTTTATAGCCTAAGTGATTATCCAAAAATTCCTTGACTGCTTTAATTACTCCGGGAAAACCCTCGTGATAATCGTGACACGCGATAAATCCGCCCGGCTTTACAAACCTATACCATTTTTCTAAATTATTCAAAGTATCATCGTAACTATGCCTTGTGTCAATGAAAAGAATATCGATCGGCCAATTAAAGCGGCTGACTACTTCCAAAGAATCGCCGGCCACCTGAAAGATATTTCCTAATGCCAAGATACCCCTATCTATAGAGGTAGGGATTTTCTGTTGAACATCGTATTGCTTGCAAACATCGATAGTTAAGATTTTATGTTGGGATTTGCTAACCGATAAAATAAAGTCGATCTACCGTGATATGTGCCTAGCTCGACCAATAAGCCGTCTTTTTGGACTGCTTGAATATAAGGTAAAAGGGCGACACATTCCCACTTAGTAAACCACCCTTCAATTCGATCTACTTCCTTAAAAATTTCGTCTATCTTCATTCTTTTGCAAAAATTAAAGTTCTGCGATCGTCATTCGATCCGGTATCGCGTCCCGTGATTGCGACTTCCCAATGTTTAGGAAAATCTTTAGAAAATTGCTTTATCGCTTCTTCTTCCGGAACATCGCCGTTATGTTCGTATATTATCATTTTTGCTTTCTTTAGGAAAGGCGCGTAGCCAAAATATCTATAGACGCTAAGATAAAAAATAATGTCGATTGAGAATCCGAAGTTATAATCTAAGTTTGGTTCTAATTTCATTCCCGAATAGTTAATATCGTAGTAACCTAAATAATTGGAAACTTCAAAAGCCGCGTCCGCTACGTTTTGAAGATCAACCCCTAGAACTCTTGAAGCCCCGCGATCCTTAGCATAACGACAATAAAACCCGCCGGAACAGCCAATATCAAGAACTGACTTTCCCGTAAAATCTAACTTGTTAAGTTGCATTAACTCTAATCTGCGTTCGTTGTCCCGATAACCGCCGATCCCTAATTCCGGTACGGTTTGGTAGGTATTTTCCGACCATTTCGCTTTTGCTTTGTATCTCTTGATAACCTGATCGCGATAATCCGGCTTTAGCTTAAACGCTTGAAAATCTACGAACTTGTCTTTGATGAAATTGCGGGCCTGTCCTAAATCTTCGTATTCAGTATAGAAGCCGTATTTATCACCGATTTTTTTGATTGCTTCCATTATCTTAACCCTTTGATCCCATTCGACCATATCCGACGCTTCCCCTAAATCGTCAACAATTAAAGCCGGGTAGATTTTCCCTTCCCAACTAAGCCCTACGATTTCGTAAACTCTGGGCGCTAACCCGTGCCAAGCGCATAGATTTTGTATTATTACTGCGTCAATCAATCTCGCCCTTTCGGATCGGGGGGCCATATTGTTAGAAGCGACTAAGAAAGGGTGTCCCCAATTATAATCCTTAATATCGCCAATTAAAGGATTGAAGAAGACTTTAAGACAAACGCCCGATCTATCGGTGATCTTTTGAAGCAATACCATATCGCGGCTTATAAAGGAATAAAAGCCACTTCGAAAATAGCTATAAATTAGCGGTTCTTCTAAATTAAAGATACGCATATCACATTAACCTCTTAACACCCTTGAAAAAGGGCATAGCAAGCGATTTTAGATAGTTCCACGTTTCCGGTGAATTCGGAATAATACAAGTTCCGCCTTCGACTGCTTTTCCCGTATAAAGAACTTCAAAATCCTTATTGTTTTTGATTACGTCCTCAACCTTTCCGGAAATGATTGTTAAGTCTAATTTATAATCCTTGCGTAATTTCGTAACGTGCGCGTACAACGCGGGCGGTAAATCCCCTGTATCTACGAAAATGATAGGCAAGCGTAGATTAAGGTCATTGTAAGCCACAAACCATAGTAAAGATGAATAAGGCCCACCCGACCATAGAATCGCTGTTTTCTTCTCTTTGTTTGCCAAAAATTTTTCGTAAATTTCTTTTCTGACTAAATCGTACATAAGACTTGTTTTATCTTCTCACCTACTTTCTTATAGGAAAATCTGTCTAATATCATTCTACTAGCTTTTTTCGCCGTTGTCTTGTTGTAAATTTCTTTCTGAATATCAATCATAAACTTTTTAACTTCCAATTCGTTAGGTTCGGCCCATTCCGGCGCCTCATCTTTTGTATAATATGGTTCGCCCGCGTGATTGTGAAAAGCCGACGGCTTCATTTCAAACCCGAAGAATGTAACGCCCGGAATCCCTTTAAGGTTATACTTTGGCCCGCCCCAACCCGTCGTACCAACTCGAAGACCGCAAGCCAAAGCCTCAATCTGTGGCAAGCCAAAACATTCGGCCCTATGCGGGTGAATGTAAACGCCATTGTCGGCCGTCCCTTTATAAACACTTGCTAAATAATCGGAAGACCAATCTTCGTAGATATGTTCAATTTGCGGGCAATTTTTGTTTGCCCTTGCGTTACCAATCAATGCTTGCGTCACGTCGCGCTGACCGTAACCCACGTCTTTAAGAATCAAAACAACTTTATCTTTTTTCGTAAACGTTTCTGTATACCACTTGATTAAGTTCGCTGTATTTTTTCTAGGCTGTGTCGCGCCTACCATTAAGAACTTAAATTTACCGGGGAAAAGATCAACCGGCTTAACATTGAAATTGTAAATAAATTCAGATACGCCGTCCGGTGATTGATCGATTAACTTCTTAAAGTAAGGTTCTTCTTTGCAAACATCGAGTAAGTGCGGAGAAGCGGCCAAAGCATAGTCAACGTGTCGCATAGGATCAACCCAATCTTTCGGACACCTATCGTTTTCCTGATGTAGCCATATTAAGCGCTTTCCTTCGTAGGTCATATCAAAGCCTTTGCATAAATTGAAAGAAGCGGGGCCTGTAGAAACTGACGGCTTAAAAATCACTACAACGCCTAAATCCCTAAGCGATTTGACTATTCCCCTTGCTACGCGATCATAAGAAGCGGCCGCGTCAAACCCGTTAAAATCCCTATAAATTGTTAAGACATTTCTTCCGGCTAATCGTTCTTGAATTGCCGCCGCGTTCTCAAAATATCCTTTTGTTAATTTGACTGATTCTTCATTCGTTACGTTATCCCCGATCGACTTATGGCCGTAGTGCTTAACCTTGATATTCTCGTTTCCTATAATCTGATAACCGGCCATTTGAACGCGCAAACAAAAGTCTAGGTCTTCGTGCCAAAATAAGGAATTGGGAAGTTTGTCGTATTGCGTCCCGACAACATAAATTAAAAATCTTCTGAATGATAAACAAAAGCCGGGAACTACATCGCAAACACTACGCCCTTCGATTGCTTGCGGATCGCGAAACTTAATCGGCTTTAGAAATGGAACTAATTGTCCGCCTTTTCCAACTACGCCTACAGTTTCGATCTTAAATTCTTCAAAAATTATGTCTTGCCACCCTTCCGATACTTCCGTGTCATTGTCTAAGAACGTCACGATTTCACCGCTTGCTTTTTTAAGTCCTTGATTGCGCCCGCCCGCGACGCCCTGATTTTCTTTATTATAAATTACCGTTAACGGAAAATTGTGTTTTTGTTCTTCTACACTTTTAAGCCATTCTTGCGTGCCGTCCGTTGAAGCATTGTCGATAATAATAAGTTCGTAATTGTCGGGCGTATTATCGAGAATTGAAGCAACGCATTTTTTGGTATAGAAAAGCGCATTGTGGGTTAAGATAATAATTGATTGGCGGATTTCTTTTGTTTTAACCTGATCGGATTCTATCGGATTATGGACGCTTCCCCTAAAATCTTTAAGAATTGGGGCCAATTTTTCCGCCGTTTTTTCGTAAGTATAATTTCCTGATACCCAAGCCGCGCCTTGCTTTGCTGTTTCGTAAACGTAAGACCGATGTTCATACGCAAAACGCATTTGATTTTTAAGCGATTTGATGTCCGGTTCTACCATTGTCCCCGTATCAATCCCCTTATATCTTTCGTAAAGCGCCGGGCAAGTTCCCTTAACTTCAATTCCCAAAAAGTATTTATTAGTAAAGTATTCTGCTATTCCGTGGGCGTTAGGAACGATAACCGGCGTCCCTGTTGCCAATGCTTCCAATGGCGGGATTCCAAAGCCTTCGCCCCTTGACGGAAAAACAAAGCAATCTGAATTATGTAGTAAGTCTGCTAATTCATTCGGGCGATAAGGTTCCTTGATTACGTCAATCTGTGGATATTGGCTTTTAAGAATCGGGAAAGGATAGCCCCCGATTTTTGTAGTCTTTAACACAAGGCGGACGTTCTCGCTTCTAAATTCTTCGTTGAAAGCCTTAAAAACTAAATCCCACCCTTTACGCTGATTGAACGCGTCATAGTGTAGGAATATAAAAGGTTCTTTGTCGGGGTCTTTTTCTTCATATTTGAAAGTAACGTGATCGTAGGCTAAGGGAACGACGATCGAATTATATCCGGCGTCTTTTAATGTCTTCTGACAAAATCCTGACGGAACCAAAATAAGATCGGTCTTCTTTAAGTCAACGTCCCAATCGGGGGGAATCTTTGTCGATTCAAACATTGTGAATAGAATCTTTGTCGGGGTTTTAAGATTGTTGACAGATTCCGGATAGCCATAAGCTAGGCCGACTTGTTGTCCTTCGTAATCTCGGTTTAACTTGATTCCGAAGGGTAACAAAGCGTCCATTAACAACTTATGTGATTGACCGTACCCGTCGTTGTGTGGCTTTGGGGCCTCGAACTGAACGTCAACTAAACCCGTCGCTTTTCCTAATTGAGAATCGCGCCTAAGATTATATGCTGTTGTTTCTTCGGGTGTCAATATGTCGAATCCGGGGCGTCGTAACGCTGACTTAAAATCTTCCTTATCGTCTATTTCGACAATGATTCCGCTTGGATTCTTTAAGATATACGTCATTTTATAAAATTCCTTTCATTATTCTATTTTCGAAGGGTGGGGTCGACTACCGGCAGGTGTGGCCGACCCCTTAACCCCTCTAGTTTAGGTGTGTTGAATATCGATCAAGAGATCGCTTCTCAATACTCCTACGCCGAACAGAACGTCCAATGTTACTTGCACGCCCAAATGATCTGCGTCCCAAGAGTAGGAAACACGCATACCTAATCCGGTTTCCGGATCGTTTACGACTGCGCTTCTTACGCCCAAGCCTTCGCCGGGGTTTGGAAGGGGTCGCATTACCAAAGCCATAGCTTCCTCTGTATAGGCCAAGCTGTGATAGGTTGCGGGACTACCGCTAGTCACAATGTTTTGAGATTCGAAAATTCCGAACCCGTAAAGTTTTCGAACGTCACCTTCGACCAAAGCGCTAGAATTTCCGAATTCGTTAGCCTTACCAATCGTGGTGTCTGCTAACAAAGTATCGTAGCCGTCCGTGTCTAGATAGACATATTTAGGCTGTAATCTAGGAACCTTTGCGTCGACGAGCTTTTTTCGAGCTTCGCGGATTTTATCTTTTCCGAATGTACCCGTTACGGTATCGCCCGCGCTTACATAAAGAGCCGCGAGTTTGTTCTCTATTTTTTCTGCTAAGGCGATTACGCCATTTTTCACATATCCTTCGAGAACACCGGGTTTAGCCATAGCTTTCGCTACGTCACGGATCAAGAACGAAACTTCCCAATGCTGATCGAGTGTTATTGAAACCTCATCATCGGCAGGATTTTGCAAAGTAACTTGTCCACTTTGCGACATTTCGTTTGCGGTCATTGTTCCGAATTTAGGAACTCTAACGACGTCACCTTCCGAGGCGACTTCTACGTCAAAGTCACGGTAAACCGTTTTCGCTAAATTCATATACGACGTCAATTTGTTAATTGCTGTCGTAGCGACCTTTTCCGGAATAAAAGAATCTATTAAAGTTGTACCAATAGTTGTTTTTGTCATACCTTTGTTTCACCCCCTTTCTTTTTAGAGATTACGAGTTGAAATCGATCAACCCCTTAGCTTGCAATTCATTTAGATATTGCTCGCCTGTCTTGCCGTCAAGATCATCGTGTTTTTCTCTAACCCATTTAGGATCAGACCATTTTTCCTTGACCCAAGATATAGGCTTTTTCGCGCCAGTTGCTTGATCGGGATTCGACCCGCCACCGATATTTGCCGGTGATCCGCCCGACCCCTTTAAGAACGGTTTAGCTTCTAGAAGCGCTTTTACTGCTTCCTCGACGCCTGACACTTGGCCCTTATCGTCTACTTTAATCAAAGATTGATCGAGTAGCTTATAGACTGCTTCTGTATCAACTGCGCCCGCTTTTGCCGCGACCCTTTCGACCGCCGCTTGAACTTTAAGTGTGCGAATCGTGGTATTCGCGCTTTCAAGTTCAGTCTGACGTTTAGTCGACAATTCTTCGAACTTTTTTTCTTCGAGTAGCTTTTTATCTGCTTCCTCTCTTTCCTTTTTCTCCCGTGCTTCCTTTTCGGTTTTGAGTGTTTGAAGCTCATTACTTACTTCGTCAAAACGAGATTTTGGGATTGAAAGATCGCCCTTATTAGCCCCCTCTCCGTTGTTCTTATTCTTTCCGTCGTCCGGATTGTTGTTAATGTTCTTCCCTTCGCCTTCGTTTCCTTTAGCGTTAGGATCACTTCCATCTGTACCCATAATTCTATTCACCCCCTTTCTATTACACTTGTTATCGCGGCTTGTGTCCGCGCGAGAAAAGGTAAAATTTTCTTAATATAATCATAGCATACTATCGTCTACTTTTGTCAACAGCTTTCACGCCGGGCAATTTTCCCTTTGAATTAAGTTCAACAATTACTTGATTTAGGATCGCTTCTGTTAAAGCCACGTCGTAGCTAAGGCGTGCGTCGCCTTCTCTAAATTTTTTCGCTATAGCTTGAATAAGTCTTAAATTCATAAACGCTAACAAGGCAATAGGAATGTATGGAATTATTAAAAAGTAACCAACTGAAATTATTTTTGCATTATCTTGTTGTATTGTCGCTGTGCTAAAGCTAGGCGCTAAAGTCAAAGAAATTTTTGGTAGCAAACCAAAAACACATATTCTATCGCCTATAATCCTATTGCCTTGTCAAAGTTCATTATAATTTACCGTAAACAATGGGAATCTGATCGTATTTTAAGTCGCTGTATGCCTGTAGATTGTGTATTCCGGCCACTACGCCTATATCCTTCAAAACAATAACCGGGGATTGTCTGCGGTTATCCTTGATCGCTTGCTTGGCCTGTTTAATCTCTTTTGAATCGAGTTCGTAAGGAATGTTAATAGAATCCGGAGAAACCCAACGAATTTCGAAATTGTAAATTCTGCTAAGTAACCTTCCGTGCTTAAAGTTTGATATAAAATTCTTATCTAAGTTAACATTCATAAGATTATCTTACTACTTTTTTCCCTGTTTCGGTAGGTCTTTTCATCTGACGAATGTTAATTAACGTTATCTCTTTGTTGGGCGTACCCACGCGTGGAACCTTGATTCCTTTGTATACGTCCTTTGCGAATTGATAGCCCCCGTATGTTTCTTTCATAACGTCACCCCCTTAAAGTTCAATGTATTCTTGCGTTTCGGGATTCCAAACTGACGAAATTTCCTGTAGTTTTTCGTGATAAGGTAAAAGCCTATGTCTGCAATTCGGGTGAAATAAGCCTTCGTCTTCTGCGTCGTCTACTGAATCGTAATCCGGACTTTTTCCTGACATTGTTAAAATTTTCCCTTCCCAATCTGAACATAAATCGCAATCGGCGTTATGATCCGATACCTGAACGAGATCGTAGCCGGAATCTGTTAATCGGTTCATCATTCCTTGATTTGCTGTCTTAACTAGGGAAGTGCGCGTTAACATATTGGCGTACGCTTCTAGCGACCATTTACGACCCCCTCTGTCGGTCAAAGCTACTAATCCTTCTTTCAATGCCCCCGCGATCTTATCCGATATTGCGGCGCGTGTTTCCCCTGATATTTTACCCTCTGCTAATAATGCCGTGATTTGATCTCTTGCTGAATCGTTTAGCATACGCATAGCGGCGCGCTTTACTCCTGAATAAGAATCCCTGTAATAAGACATAATGTCGTCTGCGATTGTTGCGACCGCCTGTTCATCGATCTTTGAAAAAGAGAAAGTAACGGGGAATCCGTCGGCGTCTAAAATTTCCGCGCCGTCTTTGCTGTAATCTTTATAATACCTTGTGACTTCACCCTTAAACCATTCAGAAGTATTTTTATCGAGTTTTTGAAGAACGTTATCGATATTCTTTAAGACTGCTAATCTTCGCGCCCTACCGAAGTCGGTCGCCCCTTGAAGTTCCCCTACAATCTGTGTTGTTGCCGCTTTATAGTAGCTTAGAAGCGTATTTAGCTTGTTGTCGCTGAATACTACTTCCGGGCCGATAAACGGCTTGTTAGTAGCCATAGTGCTTTATTCCTTTATCGGCGGCTTCTGATTCTGATTCTTATTCCCGCCATTATCCCCATTTTTTCCACCGTTCATATTGCCCTTATCATTGTTAACGATTGGGTTGCCGTCTTTGTCTAAAGGTGGGTTTGTCCCGCCCTTGTTATCCACAAAAGACGTAAAGTCTGCGGCTTTGCTGTCGTCTTCTTCAACCTCTTTTAGTATGTCTTCTGCTTCGTCTTCTTCAACATTTTCTAATTCCATAACAACCTTTTTCTTACTAAGAATTCCGGCGTCGAGTTTCTTAATTGCATTATCGATTCTTTCTGTTTCATCGTTAACAATTCCGTCTTGCCAAGATGTAGTAGGCGGCTGTGCTTTGCTGACTTTGACGTTGGTAATTTCTTCTGAAACTTTATATCCCGAATTCTTGCTGACTAACAATTCCGTAACAAAAATCAATTCCTTAATCGCTTCGTCATAATATAATTTCTTGCGATTTCTTTTAGCGATTGTTCTAAGCAAACGCATTTTCAAAGCGCGGCCGGATTCTGCTATTCCATTCTTTCCCATTCCTAAAGCGTCTGGGGAAGTTTCGGAGAACATAAATAAGAATTCTACTAACTTGTCAATCTCTGATATTGCGCTTTCAAGGTTTGCGTTCCAAACAATGTATTCCGGCTTATTGCCCTTTTCGTCCATTTCAAACATCGTAAAGGCTTTTTGTTTTACCTTGCCTTCTTCGTCTAAAACGCCTTGCGGTACGGCAAGGATCGGGTCGGAATGTTTATCTAGGATATTGTCGGTCTTCGTCATTCTATTATTCAAAGCGAAGACTAATTCCTTTATGTCCTTAAAATCAGAAATTCCGAAATGCCCTTTTGCTTTCCAGTTTGGAACGTGGATTACCAAGAAACGATTAACCTTCGTATCTACTTTGTCTTCGTATTTCGTCCCGGATATAAGCGAGTAAGCGTCGTTGGCAACTGCTACAATTCCGTCTTTGGTAATTTTTCCAACCCTCATTTTAACAAAAGGCGGTTCGTGTGTTTCGACAATTAAGTATTCATCATCGCCTATCTTGTTCTTGCTCGCTAAGTGAATTCTTTTCGGTTTGGCGCGTACGTTGTGGGGATCGAGTTCGGGAACATAGCATAAAGGCGACGCGTCTTCAATCTTAACTAAATTATTTTCTACCCTGATCTTAAAGAGATTGTCCCCAAAATAAGAATTGGCGATTGAATGTTCATAGAAAAGTGTATCTAACTTATTCTCAAAAACTACGGCATTGATAAAATCCTGATTATCTTTGTCGATAATTGAAACGGGTTCGCCGAAAAGCATATCTGCAATCACCTTAGAAACTAACCCCGTAAAGTTGCAAGTGATATACCTAAGCCTTGAATATGCGTCTTTGAATTCTGTAGCTTTTATGGAAAATGCGGAAAAGTGATCGCCGTTGAAAAGGTCTTCGAAAATTTTGTATTCTGCGATTCTTGAATCGTCTTTAACCTTGTCGTAAATTTGACTAAGTGTTAATTCGTTCATACGTTACATTCCTAAAGGTTTACTTGTGAAGGCCCGCGCCCTCGGTTTTACTCGGCCTTCCCTTGCTAACATTAAGCTATCGAAGGCGTCGTCATTTTCCCCGAAGGGAAATTCCTCTAGCTCTTTTTTAATTGTAGCATACTTTGGGTGATCTGTTCTAAGTTTTATAAATCCACCCTCAAACGCTACGCTGTGTATTCTCGCCCTTCGAATTTTGTCTTTGTCTGTAACTGCTTTATTTATTTTAGTCGTAATCCCCGCTTTTTGCAAAGCGTTTCTTACTAACTGAAATAGTCCGGCTTGATAAGCGTTTGCCTCAATGGTTAAAACGTCTATCTTCCATATCTTACAACAGTTTACTATCTTTTCTACTTGCTCGTCAATAGAAAATTTGCCGTGAATAAGATCAAGCATAAGTTCTTCTGACGATTTTTCATCAAGCCCGAAAGTATACATCGAAAAATTATCGTTGGTTTCTTTTTGCCCTATTGCCGGATCAACGCCCGCGTACACTTCTAAAGTTTTTCTGAATAAATCCATTCTTTGAACGTCCGATATTCCTTCAAACCCACGGACGCGCGCCATATAGTTATAATCCTTGATCCAGTCTAATTTTATAATTCTGTCCTGATCGTCTTGCGGTTCATTTTGATATTCTTGCGCAAAGACCAAAGACCCCACATAATCCGCAAAATCGGGATCGTCCCTAATTGCTTTAAGATATTCTGCGCTGTATGCTTCGGGCCATAAAGAAGTATCGCCTGTTAATGCCTGATAGTGCCTTGTGTTCCAACCGCTATATTTGCCGTCTTTCGTAATAACCTTCTGTAAAAGCGCGTGGTAGTGAAGAATTGTCCCTATGTAAATAATGTTCTTTGGAACTGCAAGTCCCGGCTGTAAATCGAAATTGAACCACCTTTCCAACTTCTCCCTACGTTCTGCGCTGTAGACCATTTCAAGATTTTCAAGATCGTCGATAACTGCTAACTGCGGACGGAATTGTAAAAACTTTAATCCTCTGATCTTCATTCCCGCCCCTAAAGCCATTATCATTACCGGCCCATTTTGCCCGTTAACAACAATTCGATCTTCTCCCCACGGATCGCCCATAACGTTACCGTATAAGAATTGAATTGTCGGGTTCTGTTCAAGTTCTGCTTTTAGCGATCCAAGCTGTAGTTTTGCCTGTGTGTAGGTATCGGAAATAAGAAGAATGAATCTATATTTAGAAGTCAAAGAGGCCCAAGATAAACCTATTACGTTTGTGATTGTGGATTTCGCGAAGCCACGCGGCGCGGCGAAAGCCCACTTACCACCCGTAGCAACGGCTTTAAGTATTTCATCGTGGAAGGCCGGGCTTCTATAATTGATATGATTCGGGAATAAAAACTTAAATTCATCAACAAACGTAGGCTTACTAAAGCGTTCCAAAAGGTACTGACGCGTGAAGTCTTGTCCATATTTAGCTATTAGGGTTTGTATTGGCCGGTTTATCATCGCCTTTATTCAATTCAAAAAGCCGGTCGATTTCGTTAATTGTTTCCGCCGGTAACTCAATCTTGCCGCGCGTGTTAACGTCGGATTTACTAACGATAGTCGGCAAGCCTAGAACTATCCTTTCTCCTTCAATCCCTTTTTCGAGGGTGTCGGCGATTATGTTTAATTCACTTGCGCCGGGGTGATGAATTTCTTTTAACTTCTTGGCAACAATCGGATCGGCGGCGTCGGTTGTATTAGTTGCATTTGCCGAATCTTGAAATGCTTTTATTCCTTTCAATGCTTTTTCGAAAATGTTTAATCTGTCTTCAAAAGAATTTAGTAATCTGTTTCCTAAGTTTTGTATTCTACGCCATTTCGCTAAGTGCGAAGCGTTGGCTTCTTGAATTTCATTCGCCCGTTTTTCTGCGACTATTTGCTCTGCTTTTACCATTGTTTCCCCCCTTTTTACAACCCAATTTTCCCTTGTCGATCTTTCGCTGACTGTATTCTCTCCTACATCGTATTTCTTCGCAAGATCGGCGTGTGAAGGATAGCGACCGTTTTCGTCCGGTGTTATGTAATCTTGTAAGACTAAATCCCACGCTATATTCTTAGGCCCTGTGGATTGACTTTTATTTTCCTCTACCTTTTCCAACTTTGGCGCTTCTGCGACCGGTGTTACCGGCGCTATTGGCGCTTGTGGAATTGGCGGCGTTGTTTGACCGTCCATATTCTACCCTTTCTTCCGGGATCGCCGGCAATACTTCGAAATTGCTTAGTAATCTTGAATGAAAAGTTATTCCCTGATCTGTAAGCAAAAGATAGTTACCGTTAACCTCTGTAACCTTTACGATTTTATGTGTCTTCTGATTGAATCTGTTTTGTAATCTTTGTCCGACTTCGAATGTCATTTTTTTATCCTCTTTTTTAATTTTACCACTTCTTCATCAACAAGTTTTTTCATTTCCGTTAATTTTCCCAAAGTGATATTCTCATCTTCAAGATATGGCGACAATCTATCCACGGCGCGGGTATATGTATTATAAAGCCGAAAAGTAAAGATTTCTTTTGTTCCCCAATAAAGATAAATTGCGACATATTCGTAGGCGTCGCTTTCGATTGCAGGGCGCATTATTCCGCTGTAGATATGAAATTTCCCTATCTCGAAACTGAAACTTAATAACGGCCACCTTGTCGGAAAAATCTTTTTGTAAATCATACGCGCCTCACTTGCAATTTTCCTCTATGATCGTCACCCTCAAACCACGCGACGCTAAATCCGTGTTCTTTTAGGAAGATCAAGAACTTAGCGAAATTAACCGGGCCTCTGTGCCATTCAAAAGACATTTGCTTTACCATATCTAACTTTGTGCAATTTTCGATTACTTCGTATTCTGCGCCTTCTATGTCGCATTTCAAGAAGTCAATTCGATCAACGCCGGACATTTCTATCAACTTATCCAAAGTGACCGCTTTTACGTCAACCTCTTTTTGTCCGACTGGTTTATATCTTTCGTCCGGGGTTAAGGTATGACTTCCTGATCCAAAAGGATCGTTATTCAAAAGCAGGGTAGCGTGATCGTCATTTGCGCCCATAACTGCGCCTTTGAAGATTGTCACCGGATCGCTAAATAATCTTTCGTTCGCTTTTATATTTCTTTCTAATAACGCAATCGTGTCCGGAAAAGGCTCAACTGCAATAATTCTTTTTGCTTTTTCCATTCCGGCTAAAATAGTAAAGGCCCCGATATTTGCGCCTAAATCAAAAACCGTGTCACCCTCTTTAATTTCCAACTTCCCATACTTAAAATAATAATTATTAAAGACTTCGTTTCTTGCCATAAATTCGTCTTGCGTGTCCGGACGAACTTCAAGTTTTGCATAATTGCCTTTCCAAGAAAATGAAACAACTTTTGTAATCATAAGGTATTTACTCTTGATTTCAATAGCTTAACTGCGTCGGCGAAATCCTTAGCTAAAACCGCTAACTCATTGTTCAGATATTCCATTGAAAGCGATCTGCAAATGTCAAAGTTATCAAAGACAAAAGTATAAGGTTTGCGTTCTGTTTCTATTCCTGACATTTTTTCGCCTTTTGCGTAAATTGCGGCCGCTTCGTAAAGGTCTTGTGTTTTGTAGTTTCTCTTTTTAGTTTCTGACATATTTTGTTTTTACTACGGTTAACGTTTTTTTAGATAATGTCGGCGTGCTTTTTATTGCCGATTCGATTACCTTTAAGACACTAAGCCAAAAGGCCCGCTTTGCCGGGGTATCTCTTGAACAAAAGACAAAAGGTTTCGGGTTCATTTCCTTATCGACAATTTCAATTTTGTCGTCGTGAACAAAAACGAAGACGCTGACATAATCGCCCCCGATTTTCTTCCGGGAAGTTATTTCGTAGACTGTCGATATTGCGTTAATGTTAGTTGCCATAGTTAATTATTTGATAAGCCACGGTGACGACACCCTTCGAAAGCGGTGATAGCTTACTAAAAGCCGTCGGCGTAAGATCAAAAGTTCGACCGTACTTTTCTTCAAAAGAACCCCTGTCGTTACAACGAACTTTGACACTTCCTTGATTGCTTGTAAGTAAAACTTCCGTACCCAATTCGAAATCATAACTGCAAGCGGCAGTAAGACCTTCATCAGTAAAAAGTTCACCGGAAGCAGTAAGGCAAGAAGGATTATATCTTTTGCAATACTCGGTTGTGTAAAACGACGCCGTGACGACATTGTTATCTGACTGGCGAATCGGTTGATTACTGTTGGATTCTGCGCTAGGGCTAGAAACGGATTGCTTTGTAGTGTTAATGTTTTCATTGTTATTCTTTTCTATATTTTCTACTTTATTAAATCGTATACTGTTTTCTTCGTCTTGTAAAGGGGAAATAATTTCAAGATTTTTCGGGAAAATCTGACATAAAATTATAAAAGCGCTTGCGGCTACCAAACCCGAAATTGCTAGGTAGGGCAGTAACTTTTTCACCCCTTCTTTTCTCCTTCTTCCTGATTTACTTCCTGATCTTTAACGTATTCATTGAAAGCTGATTCGGATATACGATAATCGTTTCCTACCTTGATCGCCCGGATTTTACCGCGCTGAATCTCCCTGAAAATAGTCATAGGGTGGACGCTAAGAATCTTAGCCATTTGTCGCCTTGTGTAGTATTTTTCTTCATTCATACATTATAGTTTACTATGCTTTACTCTTGTTAGTCAAGGGGTACTTTGACCTCTCCCCTACCCCACCGTGTACCACTCCCCTATAGTATTCTAGCCTCGAAAGACCACTCCCCCACCGTCTTTTTAGCCTCTCCCCTCTCGACTTTTCACGGACTTTTCACGCGCCGTTTTTCCTAACTTTTCCCTTATTTCTTTTTTAATTTTTTCTACCTTCCCTATATTTATGATTTCTGTATTATGATTTATGATTTCTGATTTATGATTTATCGTCCCTATCAAGGGGGTATAGATACCCCTATACCATTTGGCTATTTCATCGCCTAATTGTAGTATGAGCTTTTTTTTAGCGTCTTCGTTCTTTGGCCCCCTGTAAGATTCGTATTTATAAGCATTGATTAAGCAAACGTAGTCTTTGCGGAAAGCTACTTTGCCGTCTTTTTCCAATTTTTTCTTTGTTGTTTCAACGATACCCCTATCTATACCCGTATCGAAGGCAACTTCCCGATCTGTGATTTCGTAACAATGAATGATATTGACCCGTTCGTTAAGTAGAAAGTAGAGGTACAAAAATTTTTCTTCCGGTGTTAATCCGGCAACGTAAGCGTCCTTCCAAAACTTAGTTTCAAGTATGCGCGTTTTCATATTATTTTATCCTATATGCGTTTACTATAGTTTATTATTATTTACTTTGTCAAGCCCCTAAAATAACAAACCCTTTTTCCATAAGACATAAAAGACGGCCGCAATCCGGAATAACTTTAATTCGTGTTTGTCCCGGAATTCCGCGTCCCCGTGAATCGATTTCTTTCCGGCCGTAAACGGCCCCGTATGGCAATTATTACACAAAGGAATTCTTGGCCCGTTAATTCCGCCGTGGCTTCTAAAGACTAAGTGATGATTACAAACTCCGTAGGTTGCCCCACATATTTGACAGCGATAATTAAAATAGCCTAAGATTTCTTCGTCCGTGATTTTGCTAAAATCAAGGTCTTTTAGCTTTTTCGGTATTTCCCTTACCATATCGTTAATCTTTACCGAATAGCTGAATGTAATAGCTACCCTTCCTTGCTACTCCGGTATCGGTATACTTACAGTCTAACATAACTTCCCTGTGAGTTTTAGAAATTAACCAAGCGAAGATCACGTTTTCGTCGTTGTCAAAATTTCTCGCTAGATTCTCCCCAAGATAGCGCCCCTTATAATGGCTTGATATTTCTTTCCAATTCCCGTCGTGCGACCAATGCCCATTAAAAACATATTCAATTCTGTGCTTGGCCGCCATAGTAAGATTAGCGTTTTGTTTAAGCGGAATTTTACACCCGTTTTGTTCCCGGACGCTATTAACTAAAGGAATAAGCGGATCAATCATTACGATCGCCTCGCTTTTAGGCATAGCAGGATTGATAAGAAATAATCCCGGAAAAAATATAAAAACAATTATAGATTCTAAAATTTTCATAATTTTTTAATTGGTTATTGTTAAGGACGCGAAGTCCCTAACAGCAAACAATTACCAAGTCCAATAGCTAAACCTGAATAAATTATTTTGCGGGCCGTCGATTACTACGGCAGTTGTTAACTGTCCGCCACCACAACCCTTTTTCTGTTGAACTCCGAAATCATAACCCAAGATTGGGTTAAGCTCTTTTATTTCGTACGAAACGTACTTATCGGAATTCGGCCTTACATCTGATACGGCATTTTGCCAATCAGAATTGCCAACTACTCGCCAATAGATATTTGCGCTATCCCCTTCCGTTACGAAGAAATTAACTATTGCTATTGATCCGCTTCTTATAACGTGAAGATTGGCCGGAAGCTGAACGGTATTTCCGTCACTACATACCGGCGGTTCTGTTGAAGAACCCGCGAATGTAGGCGTACAATTTTCGGTACACGCTTTCGGTTCGGGTGTTACTGTCGGTTCCGGTGTAGTCGTCGGTTCCGGCGTAACTGTTGGTTCTACGGTCGGTGTTGGCGTTGCCGTAGGCTCTGTCGTAGGTGTTGGGGTAGCAGTAGGACAAGCGACCGGGTGTTTGATATAACATATCTGATTTTCCACCTTACCTAATTTACAATCGACGTGTCTTCCGCCCTCTACGCAAGTTCTAGATTGCGTCCCCCAATGTTCACCGCAACTAGCTTGACATTCTCCCCAATTACCCCACTTTGTATTGCACGCTTGGGTAGGCTTTGTAGAAGCCAAAAATAACCCAACGACAAAGATTATTGATAAAATTGATACTAACTTTTTCATCTTTTCTCACCCCCTTTCATTGCCTCGATTCTATTCTTTCCTGTTTCAAAACACCTAACCGGCTTTGTAGGGCCGTAATAAGCGTTTCGGTCGAATCGTAGATCACGCGCAATTTATCGGCTAAGTGTTTTATTTCGATTTCTCGGCCCATTACGTCTGCGATCTTTTCGGTTATTGCGGAATCTATATCCTGAACCGTGGCTTTTGTCATTGTCCGGTTAAGAAGTTCTTTCGTTGGCTTCCATTCCGAAGCGTAGCGTATTTTGCGGTGTAGGTAAGCGAAATCGTAATAGGACGAAGCGTCGGCCAATTCTGCGCCTAAATTTACCCTAAGCAAAGCAAGCGTAGTAACGGCACGGCTTAATTGATCCGGCGACCAGTTTTTAAGTTCCGTCGCTTTAAGCGCTTCTGTTACCCGGACGATCTCTTTCGTAATCGCGCTTATCGTTCCGACTTCTTCGATTTTTTTAAGTGAATCCTGATAGGTTTCGTCTAAAGTTTTCATTTTAAGTTTTCTAAAATTTTTTCGTCGTACATTGACATAGGCATAATTAACCCAATCGATTGTTTATTTGCGTCGGTGACTACGATCGTATTGCGCGGCCCGCTTGCGTAAAAATTAACAGTCATTTTCAAAGATAAAAAGAGGCTTAAATAATAAGGATTTACCCATACCCTTAGATCGTGTTTTTCAGTTTGTAACATTGACATAATCTCGCCTTGATCCGCTAAGATATTCGAAATTTCCAACTTTTGAAGCGCCGCCGATTCCGCTTCTTTTACCATCTTTTCAATATCCGGACTGTCTGCTACGGTCGTCTTCAATTCTTCGATGAATTTAGGTTCTAATACTCCGTGAATAGCCCAATGGCCGTTTGTCGTCCAACCGTCCTTACGCATTAAGCGCGAGCCTCTAGGTAAAATCTTCGATCTTGTCGGTCTGAAAGTGTTGTAAATCATAATAAGGTTGTTTGTGTCGGCGTCGCTAAGTAATCCGTGATCGCCTGTCTTAAATCTGCGTCGGTCATAGCTTCCGGAAGTTTATTTACCTTGTAGCCTAAGAATTGGCGCCATTCGTCCGAAGCCTTAGCGCGCGCAATAAAAACTTCGATATTCGTAGGAAGATACATTCGATCTTCATTCTGAATTGTGGCCCGGATTCTTTTAATGTTGTCTTCGCGGGGAAGATCGAATAGATCATCAATTTTTATCATTAAGCCTAATCTTTCATCTTCGTGTAGAAATGGGCGATAATACATTTTCCAAAGTTCGATAGTCAAGCGAATATCGCTGTTGCGGGCTTCTGGAAAAATAGCAAGGGTATTTTTTACCTGACCGATTAAATCTTCCTTAGCCATTTGAAGCGCCCCCTTTCTCTGCGGTCTTTTCTTCTACAATTCCCGGTTCTAAAACTGCGGAAATAACGACGACATTGTTTTGACCGGGGACTTTCTTAATAAGGATTTTTTTAGGGAAGAACTTAAACGTTTCGTAAAGGTCAATCATATAGAGATTGCGCCCCTCTTTGTCTTTTAGCTTAAAAGGGATTGTTGATCTTACGTCTAAAGTTTCTTGTTGCTTTGCTTTTGCCATATTATTTTATTCTATATGTATCTACTATAATTAACTATTGTATACTTTGTCAAGTAGCAAAAATTAGTTCGATTGCTTCTTGCTTCCCTTTTTCCCCTCGTCAATTATTAACTTCTCTATAACGTTTACCGTTTCTTCTGCACGGGCTTTGACTGCTTTTATTTCTTCAACTTTTTTGTTGAAATAATTAAGTGCGTTCTGATCCTTTACCACGATTAACTTGCGATTGTAGACGATAAGGTCAATCTCGCAAGCTATAACTTTTCCTCGCTGTTGCTCTAAAATTTCGGTTAAGTGTTGTAATCGTGTTTTCATTTTACTATCATTGATATTGCCGCTTCCCTAGATATTATATTACCATACATTTTGCCGGAAAGATCGTCCGCTATTTTTCCTAAGAATTCCCTTTGTTCTTTTAGATTGTGGTTTTTGCTGATAAAATATCGATATTGTACCCTATAGGCTTCTACTTCCTGATTCAGTCTAAAATACTTGTCAACAAGATAATTCGCCCACCATACCGCAGGGGCGCCACATTGTTGTTTTTGATGTACCGATTCGTGAACCTTAACGTGATCGGGAATTGATCTTTTCTTGAATGGGACGTATATTGTATCGCCGTAGGTAAAAACAATCGTCTTATCGCTAACGTCAAGAATTTCTTTTATAGTCTGATAATTGGGTGGGAAATCTACTAAGATTTTCATAGCGTCTTAGCCCCTTCCCTTAATTTCGAAGCGATTAAGTCAAGCGCGCTTATTGTCGCCCGGACTATTTCGGCCGCCTCGTGGCTTTCAACCGCCGGCGCTGTTAATTTTGTTTCAATCTGATTCGCCCATTCTAAAAGTTTCTCTTTATCCGGGGCCAGTAACGCTTTTCTTCTTCTTTCTTCTTCGGCCGCTTTTTTAGCGTCTTCCGCTTCCTTAATCTTGCGTTCCTTTTCTAATTGCGCTTCCTTTTCTTTTCTTAATTTTTCTTCTGCGTCTTCCTTTGCTTTTTTTGCGGCCGCCAATTTTTCTTCTGCTATTCGATCCGCTTCGGCTTGCTTTTCCGCCTTTTCTTCGGCTTCCTTTTTTAGTTTTTCATTCTCTTTTCTGATCCTTTCGTTTTCCTCGGCGTCTGCTTTTTCTTTTGCGATTCGATCGGCTTCAACTTTAGCTTCTGCGGCTTTACGATCTTCGAAGTTCTTTTTGCAACCGGCGAACAGATTTTCAAAAGCAACGTCGGACATATCCTTTACAGCGTATAGTGTAATATCGTCAACGTAGGGCGTTAAACGCGAAATTCGTTCTTCGTACTTCTTTTGTATTCGTTCTAATTGTTTTAGCTCGCCGTACTTCTCTTGTCGTTCTAAGTGTTCTTCGACCGGGACGATCAAAGCCTTTATAAGATTTGCTACCCCGTCTATGGCCCTTCCTTCGCGTAAGGATTGTTCTTTAAGGCTATCGTGAACCTGAACCACCTTAACCCGAAGACTTTTAAGCGTTAGCCTTGATTCGCGGGCCTTCAACATTAAGTCGGTTTGTGTTTCGTCGGTGACTACGATTGATCGGGCCGCTTCCGATAGCTTTTTAGCTTCATTGAAGTAGGCGGCGAAGCTGTGCATTAAAGAATCGATTTTGCTCGGTTGTAGCCCTTGTTGCTGTGCAATTATTGATAATTGATTATCTTTTTTATCCATATTATTTTATAAAGTCTAGATTGACGCTAAATAAGTAGCTGTATTTTTCTTTGATAAAGGTTTCAATTTCTGCCCTGACTTTGGAAGCCGGCTTAAATCGATAGCTGTAAAGCGTGTAGTGAATCCCGTCGGTACTTGATAATCCTAATTTCCATTCCGAAATGCTTTTTACCCCGATTACCGGATTCATACCGTAGGAAGTTTCCTTTTTATCAAGGATCGTAAATCTTCCGGCCTTTTCAACAACAGCTTCCCTTTCGTTTTCCGCTATAACGTCAAACGATTTTACTTCAAAGCTATTTTCGTAACTTGTGTCTTTTAAGATTTTGACTTCGTAACAACTGATCGTTTTCATACTTTAATTTTTTCAAGAATAGCTTTAATTTGCGCGATTCCCATATCAATACCCGCCTTCAATTTTGCGATCTCGGTTTCGTTCCGCATAACCTTAGTAATAATTGTCGTCTTCGGAAAGTTCTCGTTAAAAATAACGTAGTCAACCCATTCGCGACCGGAAGCCCAAAGCTGAAATTGCATTTGCCAATTATGGCCCGGATCGACTTTTTTATCATAAAGATAGCGCGTGAAATTAAGATCGTTCGGACATTTGATTTCAACTAAGCCTTCTTCTTTAATGGCCCCGTCCGGCGAACACCCTGTAAATTCATCAACTTCGATAAATCCTAATTCCTTAACAACGTTTCCGGATTCCAATTCGTAGGAATTGCGGGCCATAGCTTCGAGTTCGTGACCGCGTTCTATATCGGCGTTTGTATAAACATCTTCCTTTATTTTACCGGTGATAATTTCCGCTACTTTAGTAAAAGCTAAGGTTTCTAATCCCTTGCCATTCGTCGCGATTGCTTGGGCGTCGGACGCTGTTAATTTTCCTAGCCTGATCTTAAACCATTCTTCCGTACCCTGTTTGAAGTTGTGAATTTTCATTATTGATTTTCCTTTCCCGATAAAGCCTTGTCTGCGTCGTTTACTATATTCTCGCTTGATTCTTTGGCTAATTCTTCTTTTCTGCGGGTATATTCTACCACTATCAGATTTCTTAACGTTGGCTTTTCTGCGGTAATTTTCCTACATAATTCGACCAATTCTTCTTGCGTTTTTGCCGCGTCTATTTTCGCGACGTGTTCGGTCGGAAGTCCTTGTTCGTCTTTTTCCGCTTTTTTTAACAAGGCTTCGTCGTCTTCTCCGATTTCCGTAAGTCCAAAAGCATTTTTGAAAGCGTGTCTTTTAGCAAAGGTGGCGGCCGCGACTGTGACTTGACTTTCACTCATTACGTTTGTTTTATTCCCCAAAGGAACCGTTACTTCTGTCAATTCGCTGTGTCCGGCTTTATGGGTTACTTTTAGAACAACCCTTACTTGCGTTCCTTCTACTTTGGAAACGTACATATTGGAAGAATAACTGAATCCGTACTTTTGTCTTAGGGCTTTTGTTTCTGCGTCTAAAACTTCAATAGGGGTATAAGAATAAGCGTCCCGTCCGGTGTTAGTCTTTACTGTTTTTGTTTTAACGATTGGCGGACATTCGAATTGAAACGCGGCCATATCTAGATCGAACGCCTTTTTAGCCTGTTCTGCTAGAATTTCCCGGCGCATAGCAAGTAATCTTTCAAGCGTTGCGACTGGCGTTCCCTTTGCGATTGCCTGTGCAATTAAACCCTCTGCGGTTTGTGGATATTGTGGTTCTACTTTCTGAATTGCTTTTGTATTTTTGTCTTTCATATTATTTTATTCTATATTATTTAGCCTGACTATCATTAACCTAGATAACATTGTAAAACAATTCAAAAGGGTTTGTCAAGTACCAAAATAGCCTTGAAATTAGAATCTTGTAATTCCTTTTTCTGCAACTCCTGATTTATGAAGTTCCGAATCAATGAATCTTAATACCAATAATAAGTATGTTGCAAAATTCGGGTCTAACTTTGCGCCGGGTACTAATTCGATTGCTTTATCGATAAATAAAGCGATAGCGCCCAAGAACGCCCACCTTCCGGCTTCTATAATCAATTTCCCGACTTTAGATTCTAAAATTTTAGAAATTTTTTCTTTCATTCTTGTTCACCCCCTAATTTATCAAACAAGTTAACGGATTGTTTGACACTTTCCTTGAATTGTTTAACGTTAGTAGCGTTTTGTTCTATAATTTTGTCTTTTTTGATAATTTCTTGACCTTGTGTTTGGATTATACCTTCGGCCTTTTCTGCTCGCGCGGTTAAC